CAAATTTGTGTCATCGATGCTGAAAAGATCGCTACTAGCGAGCTTGTCGATGGCCATACTGGCAGATATTCGGCAAGACTTGGTCATTTGGGCACCTCGGGTGTCTCTCGCCAAGGTTTTTGTGGAGCGCCCCTGTTTTTGGGGACTTCTTCCTCTCAGGGGCATATTTGCGGAATCCACAAAACAGGTAATTCAAACGGGTCGTATTGTACATACGTTACAAGGGAGTTTATCGATGATTTGATGAACGATCCTTCCTCATTGGTGGCGAAGAGATGCACTCCTGATCCAAATGTTCATGAGTTTGCTACAAGCCCACAACAGGAGATCCCTTTGGATACCATTGTGAATGAGGCCGTTCCTTTGAAGGCACCAGCTAGTGTCCTTAAATTACTGCCTGTCGCCAGTGTTTGTACACGTACTGGGCTTTTGCGAGTTGGCGAACTTCCTCGGCCAATTTACTGTCCCAAAAGTACACGAATTAAGAGAACTGGTTTCCAAATTTCTCACCTTTTTGATATTGCGCGTGTAGAACCTTCTGTTCTCTCACATACAGATCCGCGATCAACAGTCACTTCGCCACTATATGCCGCTCTTAAAAGATATGGAGAGGCTAACACCACCGCCACTCTTGATCAACAGGAGCTTAATGAGGCGGCTGATTATATTGGCGATTACATTTCAAATGCAATCTTGGCTTCAGACCGAAGAGTTCGTGTTTTGACAAAGACTGAGGCCATTAACATTCTGGATCGAGATGAATACCCAAAGAGCAGACCGATTGATAGGGATGGCTCTTCTGGGTTTCCTCACAACTACATGAGCTCGAGGGGCACTCGAAAAGGGGATTTTCTCATTTTCAATAACAATAGCCAGAAATGGTATTTTAACAACAAAATGAGTGAAGCTGAGGCTATATCAAAGAAGATTGACTTAGTCATTCACGATGCCCAGCGTGGCGTGCCACATTTGCATCCCTGCACTGCTTACCTCAAGGATGAGTTGCTGAAAACAACTAAGATCTACGAGGCGACGAAGACTCGTATGTTTTTCTCATACTCGTTTGAATATCTTGTGGCATACAGGATGTATTTTATGTCTGCCATGCAACGCATGACTGAATTGTTCTCATCACTTCCTATAAAAGTGGGCATTTCGCCCACAATGGAGGATTGGCACCACATGGTGAGTAAACATGAGGCGATGGGCCCTGATGGGTTCACATCTGATGTAGCTGCTTTCGACTCAGGAGTGCCTCGTGAGTTTCTGAAGGCCTCAGGACGTGTCTTTGGACAGATCTATTCCCGTTGCTCACAGGATGGTGAGGATCGTGTAACCGGAAATTTGGTTAGGCGAGTTCTCCATGATGCCGTTGAGGGAGCTTATGTTCTCTCGGGCGCAGACTTATTCAAATTGATTCAAGCACAGGTTTCTGGTAACCCTAGTACTGCTCCAGAGAACAGTATTATAATTTGGCTCTTGTACTATTTGGTATGGCGAAAACTCGCCTTGAAATTCTCTTATACTCCCGATGTTGATGCCACATTTTCTAAGTTTATGAAATGCGTGTGTCTCTCCGTTTATGGAGATGATAACATGTGTACAGTGGCTCCGGGATTTGATTGGTTTAACTTTAATACATTCGCTGAAGAGGCCAGAAATTATGGCTTCGTAATAACAAGTGCTTCAAAGACTGATGGCCCAGTTCCTAACAGGATTCCCCTTACTGAAATGGAATTCCTTAAACGGGATAACATCAAAATAAATGGATTCTGGGCCGGACGCCTTCAGCTCACATCCCTGTGCAAGTCATTTGAGTGGGTCCGTGGAGATGGAGCCTATAATATAACACCTGAGGTGGTTCCGTCATTGGGTGGAGAGTGGCCGATGTCAACTAATATCGACATTATAAGCCAGTCAGTAGATTCGTGTTGGTCAGATTTGGCCTTGCACGGAGAGCTGACGTACTCAAAAGTGCGTGACGAACTACTGCGCCAGTCAGGGAAACTTGGAATCTCTCTGACACCACCATCATGGCGCGATGCTTTAGCCCTTATAGGCTATCCTGTGTAAATACTATTTAATTCAAATTTCTTTACAATAAATCCATAGCAGAATCATGGCTTCGGCGTTGGGAACTACCGTGGAACCCGAGGGATCTACTGGCACAGTTACTGCTCTCAGGCATATGCCTGATCAGTTGCCAGATAATCCCTCAACAATTCTTGCTAACACTTCAATTGAGACTATTCAGAATATTCTCAATGAAAATTGGATCTGGCGAAATTCTTTCACCATTGATCCTACTATGCGTCCCGGTCAAATTTTCGGGACAATCAAAATTCATCCTCGTAATTGTAATGAGTATATCACTCACATTTCTCAGATGTTCCTAACCTGGACTGGTTCAATGAAGATTCGTACCAGATTCATGGCCACTTTTCAATTTGGTGGCTCAATTCGACTTGGCTACTTGCCACCAAAATTCTCTCAATCACAGGTTAATACTCTGCCGATCACTACGTTAACTGCTTATCCTAATGTTGACCTTGATCCCAAGAACACTGACTGGGTATTCTTTCAGGCTTCTGATGAGCGTAATGTTCTATTCCATTGGATGAATGAACTAACAGATGACAATCCTGAATCCTTTGCAGGATGGTTTGTTTTCTACATTGCATCTCCATTGGTGTTATCTGGTGGAACATCAACCCAGATTTCACTTTTGGTTGAAGCTGCTGGTGGGTTTAACTTCTCCCAGCTGGCCCCAATAAGTGCAATTGTTCCTATCGCTCAGGGATGGCTTGATCCACGCACCGCCTATGATATTCTTTCACAGGCTGGTTGTGATGATGCCGAAGTTTCAGTTGGATCAATGTGTTTGCAGGTTCTTCCGATTGCCATTAAGCAGTTGGATGTTGGATTCGCAAATGCTCGTATGGCTGGCAAGTATACAACAGACCTGTGCCCTGGTTCAACTTGTATTAATGGAGTGTTGGATGCGAGAGAGGGATTTCAGGGTTCGATTTACCCATCGTCGACATTCCATGGTTCATGGTATTGTCCCACTACGGAGCCAAATGGCCATATCGACTTTGTGCGGGGGTATGACGTTTCGCCTGGGAATTTCGTGCGATCTTCCAGGCCACTGCCCTCTAATGTGGAGAGATTTGGTGTTACCATCGCAACGTTGAACCAAAACGATCTCGGCCCAAGACCATACTATTCCGCTTTTAAACGGTATACTGCCGAGCGTGGGACTTATGCCAGCAATGGCTGGTCGGATTCTACTACGTCCCTCGGCTACTTGACTGCTCAGGTTTCATGCGGTTGGTACAATGTAATGAATCATGATCCAACGCCTGTTGATGTCGTTTCATGCGACTATGTTTCTGGTAATAGTGTTCTTGTAAATCCACTACCAAATGAGTCAATCGTTGTGTTTTCTAACATCACGAATCGCACGTTTCAGACTCAAACCATGCAGATGTCCCAACAACTGGACAAAATTCCACTGCCTTTGCAGACAACTTCACAGCTATACAGTTTGTTTGCTGTGGGGACTGTGGGACCCATCATGGTTCTGCGCTTGCAACCTAGTGGCCTCTTTACTACCAATGCCACTGTTGCTGAGGCAGTTCTTCGTGATGTAACATCCACGGGCCCACTCTATTTGGAATACCTGCAGGATCTACCAATGTCCTCTCCTCTTCCCGATACGGGATTGACAAGAAAGAATCTTGCTTTGTTTGCTCGCGCTACACGCAAGGCTTTTGCGTCTATTTCTCGTTTTAGGGAGATGACGACTTACATGCTGTAATACTTGTGATGTTCACTTTCTTACTGTAAATCCATGGACTCTCGTTATACGCCAACAGCTTGGGGTAACGGACCTGGTTTGCATTTTATGATAGATGACATTACTGGAATACGGCATCATAATAATACTGTTGCTTATGACAGTTCTTTACACGATCTTACCGAGACGCATCAGGTGGCACGAAGTGGTCTTACCGTCAATCGTCCTCCGCCTGATTACGATAATTTGAGTGTCAGTTCCGATGCCAGCTTCAACAACGATTACACAGGAGCTAAGAAGAGTTTTTCTCCGGGCGGTTCATTTGCCCCAAAGATTGCTCCACCAACTCCTAATGTGGGTACAGCAGCGTCTTCGCTCATCTCCCTTGCAAATCCAATCTCCTTCGCCGCTTCCGCAGGAATAAATGTCCTTGGTGGCGTTATATCAGCTGGGATTGGTGCTGCTGCAACTGTGTCAGCTGCTCATGTTACTGCTGACGCTGAAAATCGTAAGACTGATCTTGATCGGGAATTAGCAGACAGAAGCTGGGATGCTGCTCGCAGTGCTGGACTTCTTTCACCGGCACAATTCGAGGAAGGCAATAGTGACTACTACGAGTTTCGTGGTCGCACTGCTTCTCGTGTTATGCGAGCTGACGCTTTTTCACCTTATGCTTAAGTACTCGTTGTCTTTGTTCGACACAACTTTCCTCTTGGAACACCAAAACTGGTTTTACAGCTTGATTTGTTTGACTTACATGCCTTGCTCAGATCTTATTGTGAAGTGCTTCAGCATGTTTTCGGCTAGCGGACACTTTGTGAACGGAACCGACGGAGATTTCGGATTTCTATGGTCCGAAGTGTGCTCGCGCCTTGACAGTCTGAAGTTACTGAAGACTAGGGTTAATCTTGCTCTGCAGAAGTACAAACCGAAGCCAGGAGACGAAAAGCCACGTTTTATGCTTGATCGCCTTTGTGAACAAGAACAGAAGATTAAGGCGTTCAAAACAGAGCTAAATCTGTGGTTCCAGGCACACAATCCTAACCCCGATTATGAGGCTCAGGAGCTTGGACCCAGTAAGCCACCGACTCTGCCAAACGAATTGGATCCTTCTCACAATTGGGATATACCTCTTCCTGACCTTGATGGTAGTGGTCCTGATGAAGTGGAGGAAACAACAGAGGCAGTCCAGGAGAGATACCGTGCCGAACGAAACATTCGTCGTGGTTCCCGTCGAGACAGGCAGAGCAGAACTCCTTCGCCCAGAGGGCTAAATCCAGATATGTATACGGATGAGGCTCGCAAAGCGGCGAAGGAAGCAAATGACTATAACAACAGCATGAGAAAGCACATCATTGATTGCAAAGATGAGCAGTGCCAAGGCAATGCTCACGCTTTCTTGATGTTTGACAATGCTACCCGCAGACACAAGCTGGATTTCGGAGCTGGCCGACGTGCTACTATGAGAGTTGCACAGGGAGGCTCCGTCTGGGACTAAGTACCTAGGTAGTCACGCCATAATGGCAATAATAAATTAAGGCTGAGGCATTTCGTACTCTTCGTGAGTTTTGAAGAAACACCCTCGGCATAGAGAAT